TGGACCAGTGGGACTTGCACTTGGTGGAATCATTGGTGGACTATTAGGTGGTATAGGTGGTGCATTCCTTGGTGAAAAAGCAGGCACAGCCGGTGGCGAAATGGTCAGTGATGCAGCAGGATTTGCTGAAGGCGGAATTGTAAGACAACCTACACTATCAATGATTGGCGAAGGACAAAGTGACGAAGCAGTTATTCCTTTGCAAAATAATAGAACTGTGCCAGTTAGCATGGATATGAGTGCAATTGATAAACTAGCGTCTAAAGTTGAAAGATTAGCCGATGCAGCATCGCAAGGATACGATCCAACAATGGCAAACGAAATGAAGAAGTTTAACCGTAACGCAGAAAAAATGGTGAAACTATTAAGTTAATGGTTGCGATAAGTACTATACTATGTTATATTATAAGATAGTACATAATTTAGAATACGGAAAAAATAAATGAGCTGGAAAAAATATTTTAAAGTAGTTGATCAGAGCAATATGACTGGCAACTTAATGGGCAGTAATGCAAGTTCTCCTGATGTTGGATTTAAAAACTATCAGAGTATGCTACCAGAAGTGTATACTGGTCACCCAAATCGTATTGAAAGATACACACAATATGAAGCAATGGACAGTGACAGTGAAATTAATGCCGCATTAGATATTCTAAGTGAATTTAGTACACAGACAAACGTTGAAAACAAAACGCCATTTGATATCTTTTTTAAAGAAGAACCTAGTGACACTGAAGTAACAGTTATAAGAGATGCACTCTACAACTGGATTAGTATAAATGACTTTAATCGCCGAATGTTTAAGATTTTCCGTAATACAATTAAGTATGGCGATCAAGTGTTTATAAGAGATCCAGAAACACTACAATGGCATTGGGTTGATAATGCCGACGTTGTTAAAGTTATTGTTAATGAAAGTGCTGGTAAAGAACCAGAGCAGTATGTGCTTAAAAATATTAATGTTAACCTAGAAAGTCTTAGTATTACACAACCAAATCACAGTGATATTGGAACTGGCCAGCAAGGCGGAGATATGTCCGGTGCATCTGGCAATAATGTTTATACACTTGGTTCAGGTGATGCAAACTCAGGAAGTCGCTTTAGCAACAGCCTAAATGAGATTGCAGTTGATGCTAAGAATGTTGTACACATTAGTTTAACAGAAGGACTTGATCCTAACTGGCCTTTTGGACTTAGTGTACTTGAAAGTATCTTTAAAGTATACAAACAAAAAGAATTATTAGAAGATGCTATTATTATCTACCGAGTACAACGTGCGCCTGAAAGACGTGTGTTTTACATTGATGTAGGTAATATGCCAGCACACATGGCAATGGGCTATGTTAACAGAGTTAAAAATGAAATACATCAAAGACGTATTCCAACACAAAGTGGTGGTGGACAAAGTATGATGGATGCAACATATAACCCACTGTCAATTAATGAAGATTACTTCTTTCCACAAACTGCTGAAGGACGTGGATCAAAAGTTGAAACATTACCGGGTGGTACAGGACTTGGTGAAATTGATGACTTGAAATACTTTACTAACAAGTTATTTAGAGGATTAAGAATTCCAAGTAGTTATTTGCCAACAGGAACTGACGACGGCGGTTCTGTAGTAAATGATGGACGAGTAGGTACTGCATTAATTCAAGAATATAGATTTAATCAATATTGTAAACGTCTACAACAGAGTGTTGCTAGTACATTTGATTTTGAATTTAAAATGTTTCTTAACTGGAAAGGTTACAATATTGATAGTGGTATGTTTGAATTAAGAATGAACGAACCACAAAACTTTGCCGCATATCGTCAGGCTGAAATTGATGCTCAACGTGCAACTTTATTCTCTAGCCTTTCAAATGTTGATTACCTAAGTAAAAGATTTATGTTAAAACGTTTCCTTGGATTAAGTGAAGAAGAAATGACAGATAACGATCGTATGTGGGCTGAAGAAAACGGAACTAATGAATTAAAGAAATCCAGTGGTGAAGATTTAAGAAGTATTGGTGTTACACCAGGTAATATTAATAGTGATTTAGATGCACTTGACACTGAAGATACAGATGTTGATCTTGATCTTGATGTCGATGATGCTGGTGCAGACGCTGCCGATGCTGGCGGTGATGAAGTATAAAGGTAAATACAGATATGGAACTTAACGACTTATTTGCAAAGAATAGATATTCGGCCGAAGAAGACAAAAGTGTAATGGATCTTAACGATACTCGTAAGACACGATTAACACTTGAGCAGATTAATAAAATGCGACGTATTCAAGAAGCCAAGAAATTCGAACAATACGAAAAACTAAAACGTATTAAAGCACAATACGGCACCGACGAATCCGGTGGAGATTCCATCTAAAAATCATTAAATTTTGTATATGATAAAAGAAAATGCGAAAAGTGATACTTTTTCGCCTTTTTTTATACCTTTTTTTAAATGATAAGTAAATACATTATACCATAATAACTATCCTAGTAGGAGTTTGAGAAAAATGAATGAGAAATGGAAACAGTTGATCGATTTAATCGTCAACGAAGAAGAAGATAAAGCAAATGAGCTTTTCCACGAGATCGTAATTGAAAGCTCTCGCGGAATCTACGAAAACCTTATCACTAGTGAAGATCTAGTTGATGAAGCAGCAGTTGAAGAAGTGAGTGACGATGAAGTAAACAACTTTATTAGCGACATCGAAGCTGACGAAGAAGGTATCAGTGAAGAAGACGATGATATCGAAGATGCTGAAGCAGAGTTAGAAGACGAAATGGAAATTGTTCCAGACGGTGAAGAAGCAGGCGAAGATGAAGGCGAAGAAGAGCTAGAAGATCGTGTTGTTGATTTAGAAGACGAACTCGAAGCATTAAAAGCAGAATTTAACGAACTTATGAATGACGGTGACGAAGCACCTGCAGAAGAGCCAGAAATGGAAGCAGTTGAGTCAGTTGAAGAAGCAGCAGACGAAGAAGTTTCTGAAGAGTCAGAAGAAGTCGTAGAAGACGAAGAAGTTGTAGTTGAGTACGCAGAAAAAGCACCAGCACCACAAGGTGGTAGTGACGATAATGCAAAATCAGCTGTAGCAAAGTCTGGTAAAGGCGGCATGAAAAACGCACCAAGTGGCGAAGAAAAAGGCGCACCTGCACCAAAAGCACAAGATATGGGTGGCACAACTAAGCCTGATATGAAGAAGGTTTAATTAGCTTAGAAGGAATTATATAGATGACTTCAGTATATCTAAAAGAGAATTTGACATATGATCAAGCTCGCATGATAACAGAACATGCAAATGATGGCAAGGATTTATTCCTTAAAGGCATATGCATTCAAGGTGGCGTAAAGAACGCTAACTCTAGAGTATATCCTGTAAGCGAAATAAGCGATGCAGTGTCAACACTTAACGAACAGATAACTGGAGGTAACTCTGTATTAGGAGAAGTAGACCATCCAGACGATCTAAAGATTAACCTGGATCGGGTATGCCATATGATCACAGAAATGTGGATGGATGGTCCGAACGGTTATGGTAAATTAAAAATACTTCCAACGCCGATGGGAACACTAGTACGAACAATGCTAGATAGTGGCGTCAAATTAGGAGTATCGAGCCGCGGTAGCGGTAATGTCAATGAAGCCTCAGGTGAGGTTAGCGATTTCGAGATCGTCACAGTAGACGTAGTTGCACAACCAAGTGCGCCAAATGCATACCCAACTGCAATTTATGAAGGCTTAATGAACATGAAAAATGGACATAAAGTTTTTGGAATTGCCGCAGAGGCTCAAGAAGATGGTCGTGTACAAAAATACTTAAGAGATGAAGCTTTACGCTTAATCAAAGAACTAAAACTTAGGAGTTAAACATTATGTTTGATGCACTCAAACCATTGCTCGAAAGTGGCATTGTCAATGAAGAAACTCGCGCCGAGATCCAAGAGGCTTGGGAGTCACATATTAATGAGACTCGTGAACAAGTCCGCGGTGAACTTCGCGAAGAATTTTCACGCCGTTACGAGCATGACAAAAATACAATGGTCGAGGCTCTAGACAAAATGGTTACTGAAGGGTTAACTACAGAAATCGAACAGGTTATTGCTGAACGTACTTCGTTAGAAGAAGATCGTGTAAAGTTCAACACTGATATGACTCAAAAGGCAGAGGTGTTTGAAACATTTATGTCTGAGAGACTTAGTGAAGAACTTAAAGAACTTAACGAAGATCGTAAGGTACAAGCTGAAACACTCGATAAACTACAGAAGTTTGTAGTGAAGGCTTTAGCCGAAGAGATTGCTGAATTCCATAAGGATAAGCAGTCAGTAGTTGAAACTAAGGTTAAACTAGTAGCAGAAGGTAAAAAACAAATTGCAACGTTAAAGTCAAAATTTGTTGAACGTGCCGCTGGACTAGTTCAAAAAACAGTAACCGAGAACCTCAACAACGAATTAACTCAACTTAAAGAAGATATTGCATCTGCTCGCGAGAATAACTTTGGTCGTAAGATCTTTGAAACTTTCGCTCATGAATTTGCAACATCACATTTAAATGAAAATGCAGACATCCAAGCATTACAACAGAAGATTGAAGAAGTAACAACTCAACTAGCAGAAGCAAACACTGCTATTGAATCTAAGACTTCGATTGTTGAAAGCAAGGAAGCTGAAATTCGTGTAATAAATGATCGCATTGCACGTGATCAAAAGTTATCAGAGATGATGAATCCACTTAGCAAGGATCAGAAAGAAGTAATGAGTTCATTACTTGAG